GTACACCTGTTGAAACTTCATTTCCTTATCCTTTATAAAACATAAAAACTCCCACCAAATTTCTTTAGTGGGAGTTGCAGCAAATCTTTATTTATTCACTGGCCTTTACGCACTTATCCCAAATATCGCAGTCATCACATTCATCATATTCATCACAGTCTTTTCCAAACTTATGCTTGAATGGACATTCTGGACAATCACCTTTACAATCTTTCTTTGAAGATTTCTTTGCGGGTTTTTCTTCCGGCTCATCATCTTCATCATCTGATTTAGATTTCTTTAAAGGCTTTTTTGCAGGTTTCTTTTCTTCTTCCTCATCTTCTTCATCTTCATCAGAATCTTCATCCTCTGACTCTTCTTCATCTTCGTCATCATCTTCCGGCTCAGGCTTAGATTTAGATTTTGATTTTTTAGATGGTTTTTCATCTTCTTCGTCATCATCCTCATCTTCGTCTTCCTCGTCCTCATCATCTTCATCATGAGATTTAGGCTTTTTTGAAGATTTCTTTGAAGGCTTCTCATCTTCTTCATTATCTTCGTCAGAATCTTCTTCCTCATCATCACCATAAAGAATCTTTTCAACTTCTTCATAAGTTGGAACTGTGAGAAGTTCATCGAAACTGATTGCTGAATCCAGAAGCTCTTCGCTGATTGGCTCATCACGGTCTTCAAAAGCAAATGATTTGAACTCTGTGAATTCCATATTGCCTTTTGTAGTCTTTGAAGCACGGAACTTGATTTCCATTCCTTCTTCAGGGTCTGCGAAGTCAATGAATCCGCCCTCATCATCATCTCTGGCTTCTTCAATGAGTTCTTTCTCAAACAAATAATGAGATGTTTCAAAAACCTTAATTTTTCCAGGTTCTTTCAAATCTTCAATGTTATAAGCTGCACGGCGTGAAGGTTTAAGTGCCTTTGCTTCTTCTTCCTTTCCTTTCTTTCTCAATGATGCAGCATATTCACAAATTGGACAAGGCTTCCCATAAGTGTTCTTGAGACACAAAACGGACTTTTCTGCAGGACCAACTCCACGGTGAACGTAGAAATCCATAATATAATCCTGCTCTCCAATCTCTGCTTCACCGCGTTTTACAAGTGGGTGATTCTTGCTCTTGATTGTATAAGGAATAATGTTGATTCGATGCTTTCCTTCAGCTGGTGAAAAGAATGTTACTTCACCATCATAATTACGATAGTTGATTACTCCACCTTTCGAAGAGCTTCCACCATCTCTCGAACCATAACTTGTTGAATAGCGTTTTGCCAAGCCGCCGCTCTTTTTCTTCTTGTTGACCATTTTCTCAACCTCTTATTTATTTAGATTCTTTCTAATTTCTCTAGCCGTCTGTTCGTTCGCATCTTTCTTAGATGTATCACTTGCATTTGGCAAAGAGTAATATCCAGCACAATATAATTTGACAAGATTGTCCAATTCAGACTTTCTGTGTTCAAATGCTTTTACTGCAACATCAAGCTTCGCAGAAATATCTTCAGCCTTACGAAGTTTGTTTGTAGCTTCAAGAACTTCTTCATCCTTAAGGATATTAGCATTAATCATGGCTTCGGTTACCTTTCCGCTTTTTGAAAGTTCTTCTCGAATAGTAACACTTCTTTCAGCCTTAACTAATTCCAAATTGTCTTTGGCCTTAGCAGCTTTTGTTTTTGCTTTAGCCTGAGCCTCAGCATATCTGAAATAAATTGAAGAATGGCTCAAACATTCTTCATCCAATCGGAATTTGTTTATTGACAAATCTTTCTCAAAATCAAATTCCTCATCTTCTTTTTCTTTTGCAAGAACTTCTGATTTTTTCATTAATCACCTCTGTTTATATTATAAGATTTTATAAACAAGTTTTTATCCAAGCAAATCTGTGTAATCCAAGAGAGCTACGGTGAGAGAATTTTTCCCATTACGATATGTATCTGCCTGACTAAATGCTTGAATTGCAGCAGCTGCCATTGGATTAAACTTATTACCATTTAAAAGAACAGAATTCATATAACCCATAACGCCCTGTCTTATTTTTTCAGGGTCATCAGTATCAATACTTTTTAAGATTCTGGCAAGTGTTTGAAAGTTTGTATTTTCTTTCAATAATGCTCTACAAAGTTCAATACTTTCTTCATTTTCTGAAACTGTTTCTTTTTTAAGGATTGAAAGTTTTTCTTCATCTGAATCCAAACCTAAAACTTTTGCAAGAAGTTTCAAGGCCTTTCTACTTCCGCCCTGAGCAATTTCAATAATCTTTTCACATACTTCTGAACTGATTTTTTTGCCTTCTGCTCTCGCCGTTCTCTTGAGCAAATATTTCATTTCTTCATCTGTAAGTGGAGAAACATTGACAATTGAACATCTCGAAACCAATGGTTTTATAAGTTTCTGCGGGTCAGTTGTACAAAGCAGAAAATAAACGGATTCCGGAACTTCTTCCAAAGCTTTTAATAAAGCATTCTGTCCGGCATTTGTTATCATGTGCATTTCATCAAGAATCCAAACTATTGCGTCGCCCTGTGAAGGATTATATTTCATTTTTTCCAATATATCCCTAGCTGTTTCAATTCCGCGATTTTCTGCTGAATTTATTTCGTTTATACATAAATCACTTGCACCAACTTCTTTTGCAACAATTCTTGCCAAAGTAGTTTTTCCACAACCTGCTGGGCCAACAAATAAAAATACGTGAGAACCGTTTTCAAGTTCTTTTCTCAAACCTTTAACAGCATTTTCGTTACCAACAATTTCCTCGAAATTTGAAGGCCGATATTTCCTATATAATTCCATTTTCTTTCTCCTTTTATTTATTATAAGATTCATTAAAATATTCTGAATAAGCGTTGTATCTGCATTCAATATCAAATACATCAACATCATTTTTCAGACAAAATTCTTCAAATTTCTTCCAGAATCCACAACACTTGAATTCCGGACAACCACAACGATAAATACAATTAGGAACTAAAACTAAAGCCAACTCAGGGTTAGTTTTCTGAAGTTCTTTCTTAAAATCTTGAGCCAAAGTTCTAGCTTCAACTGTCGCACAATTACAAAGTCTTTTTCTCCATGCATCAATTAAACTCTGTGCATTGGCATAACCATCATAATTTACTGGAGTATCTTGCGGAGCTTTATTCCTATCATAATTATTTTGCCTGTCATTTCTTTGAGATGTTATAAACTTCTCAAACTTGTGTCTTGACCATTCAGTGGCAACCCATGATTTAATTCCTTTCCAACTCCAATCAATTTCAATTAAACGAATTGGTGTATGTTCTGAAATTAAAAGTTTTTTCTTGAAAGATTCACTTGGTTCATTTTCAGTGAATTCTTTTCCAACTGTTGTCCTACAATGATTCTTTACTCTTTTCCAATCGGCTGAAATAAAATTAAAATTTGTCATTTATTCAATTCCTTTTCAATATTTTCTTTAAGCTCTCTGAGACAATTCTCACAAAGAATTATTTCAAATCCACCATTACCGCCGCCAATTGTTAATTCATACATTTTCTCAACATGATAAGCACCGATTTGTCTATCAATTTCAGTTTCATCTCTAGTAAAACCTAAACAAACATTGCATCTTCTTGGACCTTTATTTGTTTCATCATAAGGTATTACTTTTATATTTTTCTCATTTCTATAATTTGTCACTTCTTAGCTCCTTAAAATAAAGAATCATCGTTCAAATCAATTCCAAATTTTTCTGCAATTCTTTTTTCTGCAAGATTTATGTACCATAATTTATCCAGTTTCTCAGTAACCGACAAACCATTTACATCATCATTATAGATAAAACAATGTTCCGGAGTATTCGCAAACTTTTCAATAGTTTCCCCAAGATTCTTACATTTTCCAATATATGTATCATCTTTATCCTTACTCGCAAATACTCTGAAAGTTTTATCATTCAGATAATCACCATTGTGCCATCCAAGTTTGTAGTTTGAAGAAATATGAATAATTTTCTGGAACTCTTTCAAAGAATTACAATTTTTTACTGTTTCTTCAGGATAGATTCCTTTTGTAAGGAAATCTACAATTGCCTTATTTACAATTGGTAAATCATAACTCAAATCATCAAGTTCCATTACATAAGCACCTTTTCTTTCCAGCTTTCCACTTGAAAATTTGAAAATATAATTGTTTACATCTCCTTGCCAAATTTCATCTATCTCATCAAAACCAAGTCCCATTCCAGTTCTGTCTTCCCATTCATGACAGATTTCTTTGAACTTCTCAACGTCTTCATCTCTTTTTACCTGAACAATCAAACCATCAGTATTTGACTGAATCAAAGTGATATATTTCTCAAGATGTTCCAAAAGGTCTAGCAACATCAGCTGTCCATTAACGCATACATTGTTTGCCTGCCGTGGGTCGAACGCACTTGAATATTTATCTTTACAGATGCCGTATGTCGAGTTCAAAACGATTTTATACGGGGCCTGTTCTTTTTTCTTTCCCGCCTTTTTAAGAGCTACACGCATATCATAAATTTGTTTGTAACTTTTCTTGTCCGAGCAGTTTCTAGTCAAGAAGTCGTAAACAATCATCAAACTTGGATAATATGAAGTTACGTCAACATGGAATAGATTTCCTTTTGCATGAAGTGGTTTTTCTGGACAACCGTGTAAGCCGCCCCAACCAAAGTTATGAGGAACTCCACAAACTTCCAATTCAAAAGTCTTTTTATAATCCATATTATTAGGATTCTCAAACCATTCTTTTGCATACTTGTATTTTTTAATTTTCAAAGTATCTACAATTTCCAAGTCAAATTCATCATTTCTTCCGTCTACTCTTTCACATTCAAGAATATTTGCTGTCAACTGAGCCTGTGTTAAACCTATCATATATTTTGGAAGGTCAAAAGTTTCAATCAACTGAACTTGACTTTCAAATACTTCTTTCTTTCGTCTGAACACTTCAAGGGTTTCTTCGACATCGTGCTGGCAGTATTTTACAGTCATTCTCATTTCTGGTGGAGTTAATTTTCTAGGAAGATTGAAATCGACTTCTGTTTCTCGAATATCATCTCCCATAAATCCCTCGAGAGTTTTAAGGCTTCCGTTTTTCTGATAAATATCAAAATCATATAATTGCTTTTTTCTGAAGTCTTTTGAAATCTGATAACCTTTCATTCCTCTGACGATAATATCATCATTTGTTTTCTTAGGGTTAATTCCAAGCAAAATTGATTTGAGAATAAATGTATCATAATTTCTTGAGTTATAGCCGCACCAAATCTGTTCTTTGTGGGAACTGTAATATCTCTTCAAGGCATTTGTATCATTGGCAATAATGGTCTTAATCTTTTCAACAGGATTAATAATTACAACTAACCAGTCATGTCTGAAGACTTCAAAGTCGTAGAAGTTCAAACTGTCAGGATAAAGCTCTTCCGTAAAATCCTGATATTTTTCAGGGTCAAGCTGAAACTTTTTATTCAACTGAACTTTCTCATCTTCGGGGATAATATAATCGTAATCGATTTCAACTTCTTCTTCAGTTGTGAAATTCTTTTTCACCGCTGGTTTCTTTTCTTTAATTTCATCGATTTCATTATTTAAGAAAGACATACTAAAAACTCCGTATAGAAAAAAATAAATCTAGGATGTATTTCAATCCTAGATTCTTAAATTATAAGATTTTGAATCTTATTCTTTTACGCTGAATGTTGTCATAAGATGCTGACTGTTATCAGAAACAAACATCAATCTAGGAACAACTTTTCCTTTCTTTGTAGTAATCTTTGAAAGATAAAACTTCAATGACTTCTTAGCTACAAATGACATCATTACAGGGTCAACGTACATTACAATAGGCTCAATCTTTTCTTTGAAATCTTTTCCCCAAGCAACTTTTTCAACATACTTTCCAGAATTACGTTCAGTTGAAACTTCAATTTTTTCACTGCTCAAAGTAATTCTGATTGCCGAATGGTCTGAAATCTCCATAGAAAAAGCATCTGCACGGTCAATTGCGGCAAACAGTTCTTCCGGGAATGTGGCTTTCAAATCATCTTTTTTAGGCTCACCTGTTTCCATAAGTTTCTCAATTGTATCAATAGGGAACTTCTGAGCATCAAGTGTCTTAATACTGAAAATTGAATTATCATCTGATTCAAAATGAACCCAATTTCCCTGCAACTGAATCTTCTTAATTCCTGTAAACTTGAGAAGTTCATTTGCAGAATTGTCTGAAATCCAGAAAACAGGAACTTCATTTTCATCTTTGAAAATATATCTGTTAATCTGGAATCCGTCTGTTGAGTAAACCCCATTTGAGCCAAAATAAATTCCGCTCATTGGGGTTTTATTTCCCAACATCTTACAAGTTCCAACTGCTTCAATGAAATCTTCAGGGATTTCTTTCCAAGCTTTCTTGTCAGGAGTTACACCTTCCAATCTTTCTTCAAAACTGAAGTTCATCAAAGTCATTGTAACCTTTGCCTTTCCACACTTAATGAGCCAAGAGTTTTCATCAACTACTGTAAAACTCAACTCATCTGAAGAGAACTTTGAAAGAATCTTGTAGAATTCATCTGCATGAACCGCTCCTTCAATTCCTTCGTTTACAAGTCCTTCAATCTCCAATGGAATAGAAACTGCAATTGAATCATTATAGGTAAAAATCTTTCCATCATGAAATACAAATGCATCTGCTCCCTGAATTACCTGATTCCCACTCTCAATGCCGGGCATGGCTTTTTTAAGACTTTCCAACAGTACTTTTCGACTTATAGTCATTTGTTTACCTCGCTATATCTTTATATTTTTATTATAAGATTCTAAAAATCAAATAATGCATCATCATTTCGTTTTCTCAATCTGTAGCCAATTCTACGATATTCATCATAGACTGGTTTCCAAAGTATCTCACACTGTTTAGCTTCTGTAGGAAGCAAACGTCTCATTGTCTCCAAATCTTTTTCCAAATTAAGAGCAAAAGGACAACCTTTACAACCAGTCCTTTCAAAGTTATATGGTGGATAGTATAACTGAGCCAATTTTATATTTCTTGATTCAATATACCAAGTCATCCAATCATCTGATACAACAAAAAGTGGATTAAATGAAGAAACTTTCTCACCATTCATTTGAATACAACCACTGTTCATAGAACGTCTGCCGCCTTCGGCATCTCTTATTCCGGACATATAAATAGTTTTATTGTTTTCCCTTTGCCACTTCTTCAAAGGTTCTTCTTTCATATTAATACAGCACTTATCACTTATTTTGAAATCATTAAAATCCCACTGATATTCCAAAATTTTTGGACATTGTCTGCTTGCTTTAGTATATGTTCCATCATCTTTTCTAAAATAATATTTTAAGTAATCCGTGTCCAATCCATTCTGTCTGTACATAACGTTTCTTGAATGTGTTTTACTTTTGAATGGGTAACCGTCTTCCTCTAAGCTCTTTCGAATATTTTTATCATGTGTTACTGCAATAAATCTGTCATCATTCTTAACTTTATCTAAAGCAAATTCCCTGACCAATTTATAATCAAGTTTCGTATCAACATAGATTCTTGGTATTTTATTTCCAGGAAGAGCTTCATCAATTAATACAGATAGAACTGTACTGTCCTTCCCCCCCCGAAAATGAAATATATGAACAATTTAATAAATCATATTGTTCGTTTACACTTTTTATTTTAGTTATTCTATCTTGTAATAAAAATTCATTTTCTGTCATCTTCTTTTCCTTTCTGTTTTATCTTCTTCATCATCAAAAATTACATCATCTTTCCAATGAGATTCAATTATTGGCCTACCTAAAGCAAGATTCTGAGTTGCGACAACTTTTCTCATTTCAGGTTCACCTTCTCGAATAGCCATCTGACTGAAGATTGCCAATTTGTTCTGTTTACAATATTTTGTTTTAGATATTGCAACCATAGAAGTGACATGCGCAATTTTTCGAACATCTTCTGCTACATCTTCAGCTTCAACTTCTCTTGAGATTGCTCCACGATTAGTCTGACTGGCAGTTACAACAACAGCTTTTCTTTTCTGTGCCAAAGCTCTCAACCTTTTCCAGATTCCATCAATCTGTTGTCTATATTCATTCTTATCACTTGGAGCCATAATATCTGCATAGTCGATAATTATAACATCTGGATAAAATCCTTCATAAGCCAAATCGTCCAATTTATTCTCAAGACTTTCTACCGTCATACTGTAAGCCGGCTCAGCATAGATTCTGAAAGCACCACCTCGGAAAAGTCTTTTCAAACTTTGCTGCTTTTTCTTTACTTCAAGAACTGAACTTGCTTTTTTATTTACAACTTTCTTTTCAATTCTCCACTTGTCTCCATCTTCTTCAAAATATGGAACTTCAATTTCAATATCTTTTGTAATCTGTCCTGAAAGAGCTGTCCAAACACGCTTAATCATATTTGTTCTACTCATTTCAAGTGAATACATTACAACCTTGAGATTATTCTTGAGAGCTTCAATTCCAAAATCTATAAGTTGATATGTTTTACCAGCTTTCATTGGAGCCAAGAAGGCAATAAAATCTTCTCGGTGAATATCTCCAATCAATCTTCCAAAGTCTCCAGGATATGCAAAAAGTAAATCCTGCTCCTCTGTAAAAGATTCTGTAATTATATCTGAATCTTCAAGAAGTGAAACACCTTCTCCGCTTGCAATTTCTACCTTTCTGAATTTCGTTACACAATTTTCTGCTTTTTCAATATCTCCAGAAGCAATGTATGAATCTATATCTTCACTAAAATTCTTCAAACTTCTTGTCTTGAGATATTTGATTGCATTCTGAATTGCAAAATCCTCGTTACTGACTTTTATTGAATCATAATCTTTGTCAAGTTTCTCAATAAAAGTCAAAATATTTTCCTGAAGTGATTCATCTTTCAGTTCGTCAATATGACTTCTGTAAAGTTTTATAATGTTCTTTTTCGGAGCTTCTTTGAACTTTTGAAAATAATCTTTAATCCAAATTGCTACAATCTTAATGTAAGACACTTCGAGAAATTTAGGATTCAATACTGGAACTATTTCCCTACAAAACTTATCAGAAACAATAAGTTGATAAATTATGTCCTTCTCTGAAAGTGTGTTCAGTTTCTCTCGTTTCATTTATTTTTTTCCTAGTAATTTTATTATAAGATTAAAATTCATAAATAATAATTGGTCTGTATTTTTCATTCATATACGGGAGACTTCTAATTGTATTATAATCAACCCATTCACTAGCTTCCTGAAGAAAATCTTCAAAACTTCTTTCATCATCAGATTCTTTCTTCATAAATTCATCACAAGCATTACCGTGAGTTATTTTCTGATAACTGTAAATCAAGTGACATTTATCTTCAGTAACTCCAATCAAACCCTTGTTAAAATATTCTTGTGGTTCAAGAATTATTGTTTCACTTTCAATATTCCAATCAATAATTTTTTCATTTAATTCATCTCTAGTCATTTACTTTCTCCTTAAAACACTACTTTTTCCATATCATCAAAAGTCATATTACTTATATCTTTGTAACATTTCTTGAAATCTTCTTTCGTTACCAATTCACTCAAATGAGAATTCAATCCGTGTTTAATGCTCATATCTTTTACAAACCAAGTCCAAGGTGAATTACTCTCAACAGCTTTCTTAATATCCAATGTACTTACTGAAACGGAAATTTCCTTTTCTTCACAATACTTTGCAAACTCCCCAACTATCTCTGTTGGAGAAGTTACCCAATAGGTAACATTAGGTTCATATTCGAATGCCAATTTTGACCAATCCAACATTTCTTTTACTTTCTGCCAGAATGAACCTGCGGGCATATTCTCATTCAAACCAAATAATCTGTTTCCGCCAATTTTTACTTTCTCAGGAAGCTTCTCAAAAATTCTGTCAGCCTTTGCTTCTGAATTATGTTTATTTGTAAATTCTGGCTCAAACAGACAAAGAACAAATTGTGATTGTGGATTATCATAATCACTAGATTTATCATAGAACCATAAATTCAAATTGCTCTGAAGATATTCTTTTGAATATGGAAGCCTGTTTTCTTCATGCATAAGATTGAAATTTTTGAGAGCTTCTAAAACCAATTTTTTGACTTTGTTCCAGTCTCCCTGAACTTCTTTGATTTTATCCTTCCAACCAGTTATATTGAACTGCTTATTATTCAAGAACTTTTCACCCATAGGATAGAATCTTGATTTTATGAAAGTTCCATTATAAATGTCGGTTATCTTTTTACAAATTTCAACATAGGTTTTTGTTGGCTCTGTTCCTTCCTTTGGAACTTTATGAGAAAAATACATTCCGTATCTTTTGAGAATCAGTCTGGTGATTCTGTCGGCTTCTGGACAAATCTTAGCTTTGATTCCCATTTCTTCATCGGTCAATAGTTTCATATCTTCATTATAAGATTTTTCGACATTCTTTTTCTTTACTAAATAATTTCTGCCATTTTTAACAACAATTTCATAACCCTGATTCAATAAGTCATCTGGATTATCTTTTATATTTTTCAAAGCTCTTTGTTCACGAGCATATTCATGAATCCTTTTCCACCATTCGTTGCTCTGAATCTCTTTTAATATCTCTTCACTCAAAACGGACTCCTCAATTTTACTCCAATTAAAACTAATATAATTCATGTGATAATTTATTATCATACTTTTATCAATTATTCCAACGTTTTTTAATTCTGAAAATATTTGATTGATTCTCGGTCGAGTAAGTAAACCCTCATTAAATTCTGCAAAATGAGTTTGAGAAATATAATAAAATATTTCACCATTTGAAATAAATGATTTTGGTGGTTTGTTACTTAATATCCAAAAATAAATATCCTGAAGAATTATGACAGAAGCAAATGAAAGTTTATTTTTTTTAATAAATTCCACATTAAAAAATTTTCTTGTGCTACCCATGAAAAATAAAAACTCCTTGGCAAGCAATTTACCTTCAAATTTAGGAAAACTGAAATATATTTTAACAGTGGATAAAAATACACTTCAGCCTGAAGACTAAATTGCCTCCCAAGGAGCTTCTATAATTTCCACTGTTATTTATATTATAAGAACTATTTCCTAGGTAATTCTTATGAGAATTATTTTATATAAATTTTCTCATATTGTAAAGTTTTTAATTTATGAAGTTTGATTTTGTCAAAAATCTTTTATATTTTATATTTATATAAAATATAATTGTATATTATTGGTATATTGGTGTAAGTATACTTACACCCCCTACTACTATACTTACACCCCATCAAACAAAGGCGTAAATATACTTACACCCTACAAGCATAGCTGTAGGGTGTTTATGCTATAAGTATACTTATACCTTATTATTTAGAAGTAAACTGAAATCTTGGATTTTCTTCACAACCTGTTACGAAAACTTCATCAGCTGGAACATCCCATTCTTTTGAGAATCTACAAATAGCCTTAGCCATTGCAAGATTCTGACTGTCAGCTTCAAAGTAACCGTTGCTCATTCTTCCGTCGTTTGATTTCACATAAATTAAAAATGTTTTCATAGCTTCTTCTCCTATAAATCTCTTACTTCCCATTTTTCATGTTTCCATGAATCCCCAATAATCCATTTTGTGAACTGAAGCTCTGAATAATTCCATTTGTCAATTATCCAAGTTGGAACAAATTCTTCATCTCCGATTTTTACAATCATCGACTTTGGAATAAATCCAAAAATATGAACCTGTGGATTTCCATCTTTGTAAGTATATCCAGTATATTCACCGCAGCAGTAAGCTTTCTCAGTTTCTTTCTTCTGAAGTAATGGGAGACACTTCTTCATAGGAATTAAATATTCATCACCAAATTTTCCTGCTCTCTTATAACAAACAACCTTTTCCATAATTTACTCCTTGCCAGTTTTTACTGAGAACTGGCAAACTCAAATTATTTATTCTACATCAACCAAAACACAAGCATCTGAATACATACTGTTGCATCTTGTAACTTTCATCACTCTTATAACAAGACCTCTCTTTCCATAATCCTGAATCAAAAGAACTTCTTCACCTTCTGAAACCTTTGGGCAGTATTTTCTTTCTTTGATTTCCTTGATGTCTTCTGCTCCAAAAGAAGCTTTGATGCAATCTCCTACATGCTGTACATAGAATTTGTTTTCCTCTGAATAGTAGTGAATTGTTCCATAAACTGTGATTTCACCGAATCTTCTTGAAGGACATTTTACTCCAACTTTTTCTCCTTCAAAAATTGTTTCGAAACCTGCTACAGGATGTTCCATGTTAATTGTAATACACTGGTGTGTATCCATAGCCTTTACAATCTCTTTTCTGTCTGTTAAATATTTCATAGTTTACTCCTTGCAGGTGGTTCTTTTTCTCACCTACATTTATCATTATAAACTCTATTTTAATTAATGTAAAGTGTTTTTTATAAAAATTTTTAATTTTTTCTTATAATAATTTTATGAATAATTTTGAAATTAAATTAAAAGAACTTTATGAAATTGCTCACAAGAAACAATCTGAATTTCAAGGTGCAATCGATGATGTTACAAAATTAATACAAACCAAATATCCTGAACTTAGAGCTGAATTCGAAGTTTCAGACGGTGGAATTATTTTTATTGATGATTCTAATATGAATGAGTTTTATAATATAAAACAAATTTATGATTATTTTGGAAAACGATAATGAAAGATGAAAATTTTATAACAATAACTGGCTCTGATATTTCACTTCTTCAGGAAGCTTTGAGAAATTATTATCAAACTAAAGAAATTAAAACTGAGAGTTTTATGGATTCAGTTTATTCTACTTTAAGAAAATTATATTCAATTCAAGTTTCTCTTAATAAAAGTCCAAACAAAGAATTGTACATTCAAAATTTATAGGAGATAGAAAAAATGAGTAAAGGTGATGCAATAGCCTACATCGTTGGTGCAATCCTAGCTTTGCTAGTTTGCTTGGTAATTCATTATTGGAACAAGGAAAATAAAAAATGAAAAATATGACTGAACCGGAATTCAAAAGAGAAATCAAAAGACTTTCTAAACATATTGTTGAGCTACAGAAAACAAAAGGCGAATTGACAGACAAAGTAAAGGAGCTTGAAATCCTGGTCAAGAAATTAGATGAAGAAAATAAATTGATTAAATCAGGATTTAAGAACGATTGTAAAGAAGTTTATACAGCAAGGCGAATATGTCTGTATAAAATCCAATTATGACAAATACGCTCTTAAAACAAGCATCGCAACAATTGATGTGGATGAAGATTCTATTCATATATCATTTACAGACAAGAGTTATTTTAGTTACTATGATGATGAATATACATTCACTTTAGATGAAAATAATAATCTAATAATCATAAAAATAGACAATTAAACTGCACCCTGTAACT